TGATCCTTCGTGATCTCGCCAATCTGCCGGCCCAGTTCCGTCAATGTCTCCGGCGTCATGCGGCCAAACTCTCTCTCAGACCCTTCATCACGCTCGCCGCGAGGGTCTTGTCATCGACGGGTTTGGGTTCTTTGGGCTCTTCGATCTGCTTGGGCTCAGGTTGTTTCGCGCCGAAGGGATCGGGCAGGGCGTCACGCTTGGCGAGCGCTTCGATCGAGAAGTCCTGCTGTTGCAGGTACACCGCATCGCCACCAGGCACCGCGGGCAGGTCGTAATACTCCCGACGCACTTCGTTGACCGTCATCCCGGCCTTCAAGGAGTCGCGAGCGGCGGTGACGCGGCTCGTCGTGTCCATGCGGCTCAGGTTCTTGACGTCGAGTTCCACGCCGTCGATCAACAGTTCGATGGACTCGATCAGTTCTTGGAGTGTTTCGTTGTAGTACTGCTGGTTGAGGGCGTCGATGTTGTTGTAGGACGGCGGTGGGCCGATGCCGATCTTGTACGGCGGCATGTGGAACGCCGTGCAGACGTTTTCCGCCGTCCACTTGAGTTGATCCACCAACTGCGAATCGACCGCGCTCATCGTCATCTGCTCGTACTTCAGTCCATCACCGAGCACGGCCACCTTGCCGACGTTGGCGCCAGTAAAGTTCTCGTCCCAGTACGCCTTCAATCGATCGGCTGTCTCCTGCGAAATCACACCAGGAGCAGTCAGCACACCGCCCGGATTCGATCCGCTCGAGAAGAACAGCGCCGAGTTGTTCTGAATCTTGAGCCCTTGCACCGCCGCGAGACCGCACGCGCTGATCGGGGAGATCCCGACGAGCGGGTGATACAGCGTATTCATCCGGTCGTGCATGATCTCGCGCGCGGGCACGTAGACGGCCGGCTCAGTGATCGAGGACAGGTGATCCGTCTTCAACTCGTAATACACGTCACCGTTCGGGGCGACGAGCGGGCGGCATCGCGTCGGATCGAGGACGTAATCACCGATGACGACTTGGCGATTGTCTCGATGCATCAGCACGTAGGTGTTGCCGTGCATCCGCTTGGAAACGATCCATGAAACCAGGAACTGAATCCGGTTCTGATAGTGATTCGGCTTTCGGAGGACGGGCGAGAAGGACGGAGATTCGACTTCGCGCCAGATGGCAGGATCGCGCGCGTCCTGCTGCATCAACTTGATCCGCAGCTTCGCGATGTCGTTGGCTGGGACCGTGGTGCAGGCATACACCGCGGCGAACGTCATCACGTTCTCGAGCGTGACTTCCACGTTCTGTTGCCACGATCCGGCGTAACTTTCGCCAATGATCGGCCACCAGCCACCTCGGCTCTGAACGGAGTTCAGTTGGGGGAGGGCTTTAGAGAACGAGATGTCGAATCCGAAGATCCTCACGCGGACTTCCCGAGCACGCCGAGTTCCAAGCCCGCGTCCAAGATAATGAACGGGACGTCGGGGAACCTATCCGTCATCTGTTCTTTGAGACGATGGATCACCTCTTGCGATAGCACTTGATTGGCTTTTAAAACGAGCGTGTCACCCGGCTTCAGCTCAAGCCGTTGTAGATCCCCAATGAACCGGATCTCGTCTGGAAACTTCACCGATCCTCCGCCGTCATGTCACGACGTCGATAGGATCTGCGCCGACGCACGGGCACGGCTTCGTCAGCCGGCGCTTCGGCCTTGATGACTTTCGTGCGGTAGCCGCTCAGGAGTGAGACATTGCCCTTCCGAGCTTCGATCGCGGCGTCGATGGCCGGCATGGTGACGTCAGCGCCCTTGTTGACGGGCTCACCGTGGTAGAGGAAGGACTTGACAGCCGTGACCGTGACTTCAGACATGCTCTCGCTTCCTCACTTACACAGAGACGCGCGCACCCCCAGTGACGGAGATGCGCGCCCCTGTTTTAACTACTCAGCCGTGACTAGGCGCTGCCGACGCTGCCCCAGTTCACGTCATCGATGAACGACACCGCGGTGGTCCGCAGCTTCGCCCAGTTGATGTACCGCTCCGCGCGGATCGCCACGCTGTTCGTCTGATACATCGAGACAAGCGAGGCGCCCACGCCGGTCGCGGACGTGTTCGTCGGCGCATCCGACATCTCGATCGACGCCTCACGGCTCGAGTCCAGCGTCACCTGACCGTCATCGGCCAACGCAATGTCTCGCGCATTCAACGCGATGACGAGGTTGCCGCTGCCGCTCTGGTTGGCCGCGTAGTTCGACGTGACCACCGGAATGCCTAACAAGTTTCCGCCGCTCATCCCCATACCGGGGAACGAGGGCTGGCCGAGCGAGTTCACCATCAACGACGTCGCCATCGCGACGGTCGGCGGCATGACCAGCACGAGGCCGGACACGTCCACGTTGTTCTCCATGAACTGCGCGAGCAACGTGATGATGTCCGCGCGCACCGCCGCTTCCGTGGTGCCCGAAGGCGTCAACGGAGTCACGCCGTTGGTGATCGACGCGGGACTGACGTTCGCGACCGCGGCCTGGGCCGGATCGATGAAGTCGATGTCCATGCGCTCGATGACCGCACGGGCCAACTCATCGCGCACCAGCGTTTCCGCTGAGGGCGAGGAGAAGCGCGCCAGTTCCTCGGTGATCACGGCAATCGCCGCGATCTTCGTGAACAGGAGCGTGGTCGCGCTCGTGCCGAACGAGGTGACCGGCTTCGGCTTGCCCTGTCCGACCCAGTTCGCCACGGCGCCCGTGGTCTGCCCGACGATGCGGACATTGAACGGCACCCGGCGCAAGCCCGGAATGCGGCCGATGATGGTCTGGGGACGCAGGTATTCGAGGAATTCACCCGCGAGGTTCGTCTGGTCCACGAGGTTGCCGGCCCACGTCGTATCCGTGGTCAAACCGGCGGGGATGGTCGCCTTCTCCACGAAGCGGTGGAGGGACGTGTGGCTCGGCCAGCGCGACTTCGCGAACTGCTCGATCGTGGTGCCGGTCTTGCGCGCCATGATGCCGGCGATCGCGTAGCGGGCGAAGCCGATGCCCGGAGGCATGGCCGGTTCCTTCACGACGACGGAGTTGCCACCGCGGGCCGCCGCAGCCGCATCGACGGAATGCACCGCGGGGGCCGCCACGGCCTTGGCGACGTTCATCGTCTCGAGCTCGCGGAGATCCTTGAGTTCGGCGTCGAGTCCCTTGATCTCGTCCTTGAGATCATCGAACGACTGCCGCTCGTTGGCGTCCTTGGTGCGCCCTTCGCTCGTCACTTTCTCTTGCAATTCGTTGAGGGCCGTGGATTTCTCCACGCGCGTGGCCTCGAGGCCCGCGATCTGGTCTGCTGTGGTTTTCTTCATGGCTGTTGCGGTGCCCTTTCGCACCTGCTTGGGTGGGGTGAGGTCCACAACAGCGGACGATCCGAAATCAAAATGCCACGTACCTGTGCCTGACTCGGCTAGGTGCTCGACATCTAGTTCTTTGAGAGCTTTTACGTTGGTGATCACAGCACCCGAATTCGCGGGCACGCTGACCAAACTCAGTTCCAAAATTTCAATTCCGGTGAAGCGGTAGCCGCCGGACTTCATGAGTTCGACGCCGTTTTCGAGCGTGCGAAATCCGACGCTGACGCCTCGGATCAATCCGTGTTTAACGCTCGACCAAGCCTCATCAACTCTGTTTTTTAGCGTGCCTGGTTCGGTAATTTCCGGGATGTGCGCTTCGAACTCGATGCCGGCGTCGGTAGGTTTCGAAAACTTGACGCGGCCAACTGGGAGCGCGTGATCGTGATACAGCAAGAGCGACAACGGATTAGAAAATCGCGCGCCCTTGGGTTCAATGATGTCGCCAACACGATCGACTTCAGGAGTCGTGGCAACGCCCGTGAACACACGTTGCTCGTGATTCACGCTCTTGACTTGAAGCAGGCTGTACCCGCGAGTGAGCGACATTGAGTCGCTTCACATAGTGGGCTTACTTTAAATTAGTAGATTTGTTTAGTAGGGAAAAGCAGTGCGGACCAGAACGATCCGCACCAAGAACCAGCCGCCTGCCACGTCACGCCGGGCCATCCCCCGCCAGTCCAGGAACGTGCCCCGCCTGCCCCGACTCGCCTCGCCTGGTCAGGTCGAACCGCACCAGGCCTAAACATCCGCGCCCCGCCTGCCATGTCACGATCCGTCACGCCTCAACGCGCCGACGCCTCACCCGGACGGGCCCCGCCTGCCGTGTGTAACTACGCCTTGCCCAACCTAGACTGCCTCGTCCTGACGGGTTGTGCCTAATCGCGTCAGGCCAGTCCATGTCATTCCACGCCTGATCGGGCCTTGCCCAGCCTGCCGTACCCAACCACGCCGCTCCCAGCCCCGCCGCGACGCTCCCGGCCAAGCCGCGCCTGCCACGTCATATCTCGCCGCGCCTATCGCGCCCGACCTCGCCTAGCCTGCCTTGTCTCGTCACGTCGGTCCTCACCCGGCCTAGTGCGACCACGCCCCGTCTGCCGCGATCACGCCGCTTTTTTCTTCTGGACGATCCGGGCGACACCTGCGACTTCTTGCAGGAGCGCGTCGATCTCTTTCTGTAAGCCGAGCGGACCCGCGAGATCGTAGGCGCGTCGAAGATGGCCGGCGGCTGTCTCGAGCGTGTAGACCAGTGACTCACGCGCAGATTCGCTATCGCCCTTCATCGCCACGACGCTCCGATAGCCCCCCTCTTTCTTTGTGGTATCCACCACGTAACACGGAGTTTTGATCACCGCCTCCGTGTGCGTAACCTGGATCGACACGGATCCAATGAGCCCGGTGTAACCACCACTTCTCCGCGGCCTGCTTCAGATCCCAGTTGAACAGCGAGTGCAGCGGGCTTTTGTCGTCCTTGGCGTCGTCCAGCACCTTCCGGGCTGAGATTTGCCCCTTGCGGTTCTCGAGCGACTTGATGCGCGCGATCTGCGCTTGCGTCAGCTTCATCTCAGGCGACTCCCTTCAACTGCCGCTGCGCGCGTTCGCTCTCGAACCACGACAGCAACTCGGTGGTTTCGTCGTCGTAGCACGTCGGAGAATCGAGTCCAGCCTGCTGCGCCTTGCGTCCGCCTTCTTTGATGATGCGCTTGAAGTCCGAATCGTCCTTGTCCGCGAGTCGGAACTGCCCGTAGCTCATCGCGCCTTTTTCGGGACGACCATCGCCCACGCCGATCGTGATGCCGGCCGCGGCTAGCAGATTCGCCACCGCCTGCGCGCGGATCAACGGCTGGACGAACGTCACGCGCAACGAGCAGGCCCACTCCGGCACGATCGCGCGTGTGCGGACGTCGGGCGTCTTGTTCATGTCAGCGGAACGCACGATCGCCATGAACAGCTTTGGCACGCCGTAGATACCAACCATGTCGCCGGGGATGTAGGTGAGGCGTCCGATCTGTGCCTTCTTCGCGCCAGGCATGTCGAGCGCGGCGGAGCGGAGCGCACCCTTGAACGCTGTTGCCATCATCGCCAACAACGTCGGGCCTTCCTTCAACGTGTACGCCGATGCCCGATACTCATCGATCGGGATGTGCTTGAGGGTCATCGCGCGCTCGGTCGCGTTCTTGCGACCCTTTGGCATCAGCAGTTCGTGCTTCGCCTTTTCGCTCATGCGGTTCAGAATGAGCGGACTCGTCCCAACGATGCAGCAATCGAAGCTGCCCGTAGAGACTTTCAGAATGTCAGTGATTTCTTCGGACGAGGAAGTATTCTTGCTCTTAGCCATAGTTGCCCGCCTCCATCGCGGGCTATTGTGGTCAGGAGGCGTCGGGTGTTATCAGCACTCGGCGCTTCCGCTTTGACCGTTCCGACCTTTACCTTGCACTAGCGCCGAGTGTAAGTCAACCCTAATTACGCTGACTTCGAGGCACCCAGGAAGAAGGCGCATTGAGATGCGCGAACGGATACTTCGCTCGGATAATCTGACTTTCGTAAAATCCGGGCAGCTTGTCCTCGAACGTGTCCCGCCTGCATGTCTTACAGTGGGCCACCTCGTATTCGTTATCTATTCCTCGCTCGGCTAAACACAGAGGACACTTCGGCGCGCTTTTCAGCGCAATGCGTTCCTCCCGAGTCAGCGTGTAGCGGTGTTCTTCAAGGATAGAATCGTACGGGTATCTGACCATTTATCCGACCTTACGCTCCTTCGTCGGTGGCTGAATCCTGATCACGATCGACTCTCGCACTAGTTCAGAGACAGAAATCTCCCGCGCACTGGCGACGGCGATCAAGCGATCATGGAGACTGACGGGAACCCACGTCGAGACAGATGATCGCGGCTCAGCGACTCGTGGCCGTCCTCTCCGCTTATCCCCGACAATGAGCAAGGTGGGTTCCTTCATCGCCGGCCTCCGAGGATAATGGCTTGATACTTCGGCTGTTCTGGCTTCTCGAAGCGGATCGCTAGGGACGTTCCAATCGTGCCAGCGATCAACGGATCGATCCGGCCGCGGCTCTTGCCCTTGGCGAACATCAGGTTGTCTTTGCCGTCCACGTTCGGCACCGCATTCGACACGGACCAGGACGTCACCGGGCACCCACCGGCATCGACTTCGCCCGCGAGGATGTCGGCTTGCACCCGCAGGCAGGCACTCGACATGCCCTGATAGGTCTGCGGCACTGCGAGGACTTGTTCAGCCGCGAAGCCGTCCTCGGTGACGAGTTCATCAATGAGCTTGTTGGCGTGCCAGGGATCGAACCCGATCAATTCAATGTCGTAGTAGGACCGGATCTCGCTGATCGTTTGCCGAATGACGCCCTGATCGATCCGCACGCCGTTCGTGGTGTTCAGCCAGCCTTGATCCACCCAGACTTGATACGGCGCCCGGTCCCGGTGCGCGCGATCCGCGAGGGTGTCTTCTGGCGTCCAAATGAACTGCAGCCATCGCCACTTCGGCCGGCCGATCGTCGGCGGGAATACCAGCGACATCGCACACAGGTCAATATTTGAGGCCAGGTCAATCCCGATGTAGCACGACTCATGCTTCAGTTCTGGGATTA